CGATGACTAGGTCGTAACGGGCTGCTGTCATTTGATTTCCTCCATTACAGAATTATAGCTAAGTTGGGGTGTTATGTCAAGATATATTTTTTCCATGGTGAGTTATTCCTTTATGGTAAATTTTCTTCGACCCACTGATTAACTTTATATTGAGTTGCATCGTTATCGATAAGTGTATTGTCTTCTGGGTTTAAGACTGCGTGTATTTGTGCAAATCCATCATGCCAAACAAACTCAGCCCATTTTAATGTACCACTTGGATTATCCCAATCTTCTACTATTGTATATACTATATTTGACATTATGATACCGTCCATGTTGATCGATCAGTTGTTGTTGTATTTGCACTACCACTGCCTGATCCTCCAGGAAACAAAGAACTATCATGAGTAGCAGTAGACGAAGTGGGAGTGCCTGTAGAATAATCAAGATTATCCCACAACCAAATTCTTGTTGTGTTGGTTGAAGAATAAAAGTAAACAGCATTGCTTCTTGCGAGTGTTAAGGTTGTCATACCACTTCTTGTAGCCACTAAATTTGTAAATCCAGAATTACTGTTGCTTCCTGTACTTTCTACAATCATCATTACTGCATCTAGTGCTTGGCTAGCTCCTCTTGAAAAATGAGTTATTGATCTTAACGTACCTATTGCACCGCTCGAAGGTCCCCAAACACTTAAATCAGGACTACTTATAATACTACCTTGAGCTGAATCTGTTTTAATAGAACTAGATATAGGGCTATTATAGCTGCCAACATTACCGCTGTAAGTATTAGTATATGTTTGACCAAAGCCATGAAGAATAGCTTCATTACTACTATTTCGAGGGCCTGAAATTAGTTGATACTTTGCTGCTGGTTGTACTTCAACTGAACTTGTTAGTGCTGCAGCTCCATAAAATTGATTCATACTAATTGTATTTCCAGAGCCAGAAACCCTATGAGAAGAGTACTCTCCCATCGTAATCGGATGAGAGCCCCCAAACTCTGTCTGTAAATTAGCAAAACTAATTGCTCCTGATGTTTGTAGTGCCATATTATTTCTCGAGTAGTTGCTTAACTAAGTCTTTTAATTCATTTATCTCAGACTGTTGCTCTTTGATTGCTTCAATTAAGTAGCCTGTGATGTTACCATAAGCTACGGATTTATATTCTCCGTCAAGTACAAGTTCTGGTGCTACTTTTTCCAACTCTTGTGCAATTACTCCAGAACCTTTCACTCCGTCTTTTATAAACTCAACTCCGCGCATTTCTAATACTTTCTTACCGTCTAGAGTTTGGATCTCTGTCTTTAATCTTTCGTCTGAAAACGCTGTAACGTTGCCAGTTGAAGTGATAGCGCCACTATTGATAGTACCTATGTTTAACAAGTTTCTTGACAGTGTCATAACCTGGGTATTATTCATATAGAGACCATTCCCTGCAAGAATATCTATTGAGTCAGGCCGTGTACCGTTGTTGCTTCCATGCATGCGCAACATATCGTCAGTGCCATTAACGGTAAATCTATGACCTTCGTTATAGTGCGCATTGTAGTGCATATAATAAGCAGTTTTCTTGATGTATGCTTGAGCATCTGTGTTATCCGTAAGTGTAAAGAGTAGGCCTTGTGCATTTGTACCGCCTGTACCGCTCTTAATGTGTATATCTTTGCTCTTGACAGTGCCTGTAAAAGTTGCATTTCCAGATGTATCAAAGTAAAGTCTACGCGAGCCTGCTCCGGTAGCAAGAGTAATAGTATTTTCGTCTGTAGCATTTCCTGCATATCCTCCGATAATTACATTACCGCTTCCTGTTGTAATATCACTGCCGGATTTTCTTCCTATTGCTATATTATTATTTCCGGAAGTTAGTGCGGCAAGAACACCTACTCCTGAAGTACCCCCATTAAAATTGTTTCCCCCTATACCTACATTTCCAAATCCAGTTTTAGATGCAGTATTACTATTACTATTACTTCTTCCTGCATTTGCACCTACAAAAACATTTTCTTTCCCGCTAGTTATATCTCTACCTGCCTTAAAGCCTATATTTGTATTTTCTCCGGCTCCTCCTCCATCACTTAATACACTTGATGAGGTGCTACCTATATTATAACCTGCCAATTGACCTATACAAACATTTGCATAACCATTTGCACGAGCATCATCACCTATAAGTACAGAGCTATTTCTTGGAGTAGCAGAAGTTCCTATTGCAATTGCATTATTATAACCAGTTTTTAAAGAGACTCCATTAAAATCGTCAACATTTAAAACAAGCCTACCAATATCATCACTATAATAAATAAAGTTTTCTGTAGAAGTTTTACCTACTAGTAATTCTCCTTTTGAATTTAAATGAGATCCCTGACCTGAAACTTCTTTTATTGTTGAACCACTACCTAAGGCAGAGACTACCTTTCCAGTACCTGAACCTGTATTTGTAGCTGAGGGACTAAAAACAGTTCCAACAGCATTTGAGCTTGATCCTATCGCTGTAAAATCAGTATTTCCTGTCTGTGTAATTCTATAAGTGAAAACTGCACTTAACTCATTTGCAGGTATTTCAACAACTTTAATTACCGAGCCTGCATCATACTCTCTATAATCTGATGCCGAAGAGGTTGTTGATCTCCCTGTTAAAAGATTAAAATGTGCATTATTATTACTATTTGTTACAATTACATATACTTTATCAGGTTCAGCAAGATTTGACGCTATTGTACTTCCTATTTCTGAAACACCTGTATAATCCCTTACAGTTCCATTTCCTGATAAAGTCGCACCATTGTATATAAATAAAACTCCTTTATTATTTGAGGAAGCGCCGCCTGTTGTAAAAGTTGTAGTTCCATTATAGGCACCATTGCCGTCCAGTGGCCCTGTAATTGTATACTGTTTTCCAGATACCATTGCAGTTGCATTTATTATATTTTCAGGACCTACTCGAATATCTCTAGTTATAACCGCATCAGCATTTAAAAAATCTGCATTAACATTGGCTGAGTTTATAGTACCTATATTAGCAATAGCCGCTGAAAGAGATCCAAAGTTTGCATTTAAGACAATAGGAACATTTGCATCTAAGCTTGAGTCTATTACTATACTATCAAGTTTTCCTTTATCACTTTGACTCATACTACCTGCACTACTACTAGAAGCTGCTGCTATCGACACTGTAGGTGTAGTGCCACTTGTTACAGAAATTGGAGCATCGCCCGATACACTTGTTACACCTGAAGAAGTAACAAAACCTTGTCCAGTAACAAAAGCATGTATTTGATCACCAGTAGCTAAAGAAGTTCCGTTGTCTGCTACAGCCGCAGTTGTTACAGAAATTGCGGGGGTTGTCCCTCCACTACTTACAACTGGTGCAGTACCTGATACACTTGTAACATAAGTTCCCGAAGCTTGTTTACCGTCTAAGGCTGATTGTAGTCCATCAACATTTGATATAATATGATTATGACTGTCATCCGCAACAGTTACATTAATAGAAGTAGTTCCAGACCCTGATGCATCTCCACTAAGAGTTATTGTTTGATTACCTGTAAGGAATGATGTACTATTAAACGCATTTGATCCAAAAATCTCTTCTGAACGTTTTCTTTTTTGTGTTCCATTATCTAATACTACAAACTCATCTTCAGATGTTGTCCAAGTTTGTGTCATGTCGGTAAGTTCTGTTAAATCAACATTTACAGTTTGAGTTGAACCACTTCCACTTACATCAATTAAAGAACCTGCAGTTATAGATGTTAGCCCTTGAGTATTATCAGATGCAGGAATTGTAACAGTTTTAGTGTTTACTGCTGTAACGTGTCCTCTAGCGTTTGTAGTAATACTATCGACCGCTGTAAACGTGCCACTATAAGCAGGAGTAGCAGTAGAAGTTGTATTAGAACGAGAAATAGTTGCGTGATCGATTGTAATTGTTTCAGGACTGCTTTGATCTGTAGTAAAGTCTCCTCCTGTTGTTAAATCAGTACCCGCAGAGATTGTAATAGTTGCATTATTTGCCGCACTCGGTATACTTGGGAAGGTAACTAGATTACCTGCTCCGTTTACATACTGAGAACTTGAACCTGCCATTGTAATTGCAAGAGTTCCAGAAGTTGTAACTGCACTTCCTGTATTAAATGCATTTCCTCCATGAGAAATCCCTACGCTTGTTACAGTACCTGCACCACTTCCGCCATCAGTATTTGTAAAAGTGATCTTATCCCCACTTCGAGCAATACTTAAACCTGTACCTGCTTCGAGTACGATATCATCTGTCGTATTACCATTATGTCCTGAGCCAGAAAGCCTTATCTTTTCTTCGTCTGAGTTATCTCCATCCACACAAGATATTGCATATTGATTTTGTGTGTTTGTATTCGTGTTGGTATCTGTAGAAGATATAGTAAATTTACCATCATTTGTTCGAGTAACAGTTGTTGCTCCACTTCCTACAAATTCAATATCATCAGTTGTACTATCACTTCCTGATAATCTTAGTTTTGTGGTACTCGAAGGTATACTTACTGTATATGTAGTTCCTGAAGCTCCGCCTGCCGCTCCTGTTGCTACTGATTGTACAAAAGCTGTAGTTGCAAGTTGCGTATTATTTGTACTAGAGCCTGCCGTGGGTGCTGTAGGTGTTCCTGTTAGAGCAGGGCTGCTAAACATTGTAGCTTTAGATTCGTTTGCAACATTACTTAACCCTACCATAGACTTACTAATACCTGCTACAGTGCCAGTAAATGTTGGACTTGCTAGATTTGCTTTCAAATTGAGTGCGGTTTGTTGCGCGGTTGATACAGGCTTATTTGTATCTGAAGTGTTATTAATATTTTGAATACCGAGATTTGTAAGACCATGAGTTTTTTCAGTGGCACTTAACGATTGACTTGCATTTATTACTAATCTAAATCCTAAAGCTGCGTTTACATTTGTAGAGAAGTTTACGTTATCTCCTAAGGCAGCTGCAAGCTCGTTTAGAGTATTAAGATTACTAGGAGCTGCATCTACTAAATTGGATACTGCACGATCAGCATACTCTGTAGTAGCAATTTGAGTACTATTTGTTGACGCGCTTGGTGTTGGAGCAGTTGGAACCCCTGTAAAGTCTGGGCTTGCAAGAGGAGCAAAACCTGATATACTTCCACCTGTAATAGTAGGGTTAGTAAGTGTAACACCTGTCATAGCTGTAGCAATATCACCGAGATCTGATACGTCCATCTGAGCCGCAGTTACAGAATCCGCAATATCAGTTACAGCTTTCAAAGTAGAGTCTACTTTTGCATACGTTTCAGCAAGAACAAGCTCAGAAGAAGTATTATAAACTCTTGCAATAATTACATCATTTGCATAGTCAATACGTATGTTCGGAACAAAACCTTGAACATTTGTAAAGGAACTAAATGAGTTTGTAACATACATTAAAGTATTACTTACAACTGCCGCTACTTTATATCCTTCAGTAGAGCCTAATTTTAATACATCTCCTTCTTTAACTTGAGTTAAAAAAGCTGTTCCAGATCCTGTAATTTTTGAAGAATTCGCAGGCTTGGTAAGAGTTCCTGTTAGAGCTGATCCATATTTATTCGTAGCATTTCCTGTTCCCATATCGTACCAAAAAGGTTGAGAAAAAGAAGGTCTATGATATTTAATTAATTTTAGTCTGTCTGTAGCATCACTGGCATCCAGTAAAATATAAGCATGTTCTAGTATAAACTCACCATCTGCATTTCTATCGCTTTCTGACCAAGTAATAGCAGGTAAATTTGCACAACTTTGTTGCCACGCTGTAGGTGTATTATTTGTATTTGTAATTCGTGTAGATTTGCTGCTGGGACTTTTTGCACTATAACTAAATTTCTTAAAAACAAAACTGGCGGAATTAATACCAAATCCTACACTTGTAGTTCCGCCATAGGGAACACCCTCTGGCATGCGAGGAATATTTTCTTTAAATCGATCACTTACAGTAACCACTGCACGAGTAGCTTCCGATAGATTATTTAATGTATTTATTGTACGTACTGCAACATTATAAGTTCCATCTTCTATGCCATCAACCCTAAACGTATTTTGTTCAGAGTCTGATATTCGAACAGGATTGGGGTAGTCAGGAAAATCATGAGTAATTTCGTAGCCAAATATATGCTCATATTCTCCACTTACTTCTCCTACATTTCTTGGAGGAGTCCATGATATACGTAACTCTTCTCCAACAGATTCCTCCTTCATAAGACTTGTAGAAAAAACATCCAAAGGAGCGGGTACAATATCTGTAGCCGTAACAGCCGGATAAACGGTATCAGCTATATAAGTAGTGAAGTCTTCTTCTACGGAAGCAAATTTTTCATTATAGTGCTCTACAGCACTTATACCAAACTCATTTTTTGAGTTTTGAGATAATGTTAAAATTTTATACTCTTTTGAGGAGCTGGTAGTTAAAACGTCTCCTGAAGTTTCGGTTAAAACCCAAACAGTTTCTGCTACGGGTACTGTTGAAAATGCGGAAGAAACTGTTAAAGTACTTATAAGACCTGCTGGAGTATTAACAGATTTTGTTTCTACACGAGTAGTTTCTGCCCAAGTAAGCACTAAAGCGTCTGCAGCTCCTGCACTAGCTCTGGCATTTAAAGATTTGGTTTCTGTGTCTATATTTTGAAGACTTGAACTACCAGTAAGAAAAGCTTGTTTTATTATATCACCTTTTTTATAATCAACTCCTGCAATAGTAACATCACTAGTTGCAAAAGCAGCGGGCTCTACAAAAATTATAGAAAGCTCATAAGTACTACCACTATTTAGAGTAGTAGGATTATCTAAAGGTATAGAAGTTGTGGATCTTGTAGATCCTGTATTAGAAACTCGTCCACCTATACGAACAGCATTTCTATCGGCATCTTGAACATTAATAATATCTCCAGGTACTAAGAAAGAAGCATTTAAGGCTGTGCTAAAGCTAACAACTTCTCGTTGATTTGCCGCTGTCCATAATTTCCATCTTCCGTACCTAAGAGCCTGTCCTTCTGAAGTGGCTCCCATAGCTACAGCTGTTTGAGATATTATTGTACCAGTTTGTGCTATATTTGCTCTATCTTCTACTATAAGCGGCTCGGTTTTATAGTTTGCATCAGGATTGACCCAGTCTACGATTACTTGATTAATTCTTGTCTTACTTCCAGTACTCTCATAACTAAACTTACCATCTATTATATTTCCTTTTGCAAAATTATATACGGGGCCGCTAGGAGCATCCATAACTGGTGTTATTAATCCGTCAAAGTAATATAGCATAGATCTAAATACGGTTGCTATATCTTTTAGTACTTTGTAGGCGTCTGCTTGTTTAGTAAAATATAAATTAGCGGTAAAACGAGGTTCTTCACCTCCTTTTCCGTCAGGTACTAATTCATCACAATATCTTGCAACTCTATATAAACTATATTTATCTATGTCTTCATCTTTTAAAAAGTCTCCTAATCCGTATCTATTATTAGTTAGTATGTCATAAAAAATCCAAGCAGGATTATTAGTATATACTTTATCTCTTAAAAATCCTCCGTCCCAATCCTGATAAATGGATTCTATAGTACCGGTGGAAGTATTACGTCTATAGTTTGCTATTCCATCTGCTGACTGTTCTCTAGTGACATAGTTTGAGGGGACTTTTATTTTTAAACCTCTAACATGAAAAGAACGAGTGGGTATATTTTGAAATTGTTTAGTATCAAAAGTATTACGAGCTAAAGCTGTGAAAGGGTGAGTAAGTACTTCTTTAATTATAGAAGTGACATTACTTAAAGAGCTAGAGGTATTATTTTGCCAGTCATGGTATGTTTCTCCAGGATATTTATATCCTGGACCAGTATGATTGCTTATTCTGGAAACTTTTACTCTAAAATCTGAAAAAGGTCTGTAAGAAGTTAAGTCTATTCTTTTTGTAAAACTTACAGCATTTTTATGCTCTCCTCCATGTGTTAAAGGGTTATTGATACTAATATAGTTATCAAAATCCGCAGCCCCTACTTTTTTTATAGCAATATCTATTTTATATTGTGCGTAACTAGGTTTAACATTTCCTTTACCACTTACAGCATGTAAACCTCCCGCATAATTAAAAGTTAATAACACTTCATCAACTTCTTGTAATTGAGCAGAGCTTAAATTAAAACCTGCAGAAGCACTTCCTACTAAGACTTTAGCTGCTTGTGTTCCTTCTCCATATCCGGAACTTTGCTCTAAAGTGCCTCCTGCGCTTGGAGAGTTGGAAATAGATGTTGAACCTACTCCTCCTGAACCCTCAAAAGGGGCCTGGTCTAACGTTCCGACACGAAACTGACTTGTAACACTTTTATATTTTTTAACTTCGGTTTGACTCATTACATCTGCATTTGAAACAATGGCACCAGAAACATCAAAATGATATGATATAGTGCCTCCTAAAGTAGGATGAGGCCATGCAGTTGCTAAAGTAATTGTTGTACCTGATATACTTGCTATTTTTACTACTCTATCCACGGACATAAAGTACGTACCGTCAGGTATCCATAAACCTGCAGGCATTCCTGCACCTGGCATAAACTCTGCAACACTTGTACTGCTTCTGCTTATAAGATGACCTTCTCCTAGGCCGGCGTCTGTTAAGCCATCAGCAGTAGTTAAGTTTCCAAGTCGTATAGGAACTATACTTTCCGGCGTATCCGAAGGACTAGATAACATTGTATCATCAAAGAAAGACGCACTATCTTTAGTTGTTAATGTAGCTGTAGTGTTACCGTTTGCATCGCTTGTAGAGCCATTAGAAGCAGTTACATATATAGAACTAGCGCCCCTTACTATTATATATTTATCTCCGTTGGTTGCTTCGATAATAGGGTTTACTCCCCCATTTGAAATAGTAGCAGTAGTAGAATTTTGGGTTACATTAATTTTAACGGCTGTTTGACTTGAATACTTTGCGGCTTGAGATAAAGGCGCGGCTCTATCATCGTTTAAAAAAACAGAAGCTTGTGCGTCAACAAGACCGTAAATAGGCCCTTCTGAGATTACATCTGTAATTGCAATAACTTGTCTATCTCCTGATGAATATTGTGTTACTGCATTTGATCCTGCTGGTTTATCTGGCATATTAATTCTCCACTGTTACTACTACTGTTGTTACTAAATTTCCGCTTGAGTCTACTGTTACATTATCTGTAAGGTAGTCACTGCTGCCCCCTCTTCCTTGCATTACTTCTATTGAAATAGGTCTTCCTGGCACTCTAAGCTCTCCATAAAGGATTGGAATAGGGTCTCCTTCTGTTGCGTTATTTGCACCACCACTAAAAAGATAGTTTGTAGGGGAATCTTGGTCTACAGCAGGGTCTGGTGCCATCATTTGTTGTATACCTGCAATAGCTAAATTGGCGGCTAAAGTTGTTGCTATCATTCCTTTTGTACTTAAACCTGCTGCTATAGTTGCCGCTTCTGCTCCTGGTGCTATCGTTCCAAAAGTAGCCGGAAAAGCAAATATAACAACTACAATTGCTATTGCCGCTAGTATTTTTGCGAAACCGCTTTTAGATCCTGCAGGAGCTAAAGCTATAGTGATATCTCCTTCTGCAACCGGACGAATTAAGTCTTCTTGATCTATAGAGCCTTCTTCGGTGTCTACAATAAAGTTAATATCTTTTTCGTGACATTGTCGAACATAAGGTAGGAAATCTGGCCTATTTGCTTGAATACATTTAAATACGTCTGAATAACTATTTGCTTGAACCACAAATTTTTCTCCAAAACGTTCCCCCAGTTCTCCTTGTAAATATACACTACGTTGCATAACGATAAACTCCGGTTATATGCTGTTTCCAAAAAGGGTATAAATTTTCCCTACAGGATATTCTATTCTCTGCATGATGAAAAAATACATCATCTCCTAAGTATACTCCACAATGATTTCCTACTGTGGCATTTATTGTAAAAATAATAACATCATTTGGTTTCATATTACCCTCTACTCTAGTATACCCATAATCTTTTATTATTTCATCTGTGAAATAATCTAAACCTTTTTCCCACCAATCATCTTCGAAAGCTGCTCTGGAAGGAATTATTATATTCTGTGAATGTAAATAATCTCTCATTGCTTCAAAACAATCATTTACGCCAAATTCATACTCTCTACCTTTTAAAATTTTATCTGTTCTTTTTGGTTGAAGTATTTTTAAATCCATGTCAGGATAGCTAAATATATAGTAAGGAATTCCAAGAGTATTACAATATTTAATATCGTTTTCACTAGGATTATTGTTGGAATCTGGATGACTGTGTACAATTCCTATTATATCACCTTTTTGAGATGCCGCTATATATTGTTTAGAGTCTATTACGAAATCATTTCCATCTTCAGCAATATTATCACAAGCTATCCATTCTTTTTTGCCTTTTATAGCTACTAGTACTCCACAACCTTCTTTTGGATACCACTCTTTAAAATGTTCTTCTATTTGTTCTATTTGGTTCATATTAATACTTTAGAGTTCCTGGGAATGATCCAAAAGGTAATCTAGCTCCTTTATTGGTTCTTCCGGAAGGATTTTGGTTAGCAGCTGTTTGTCCGGCAGTCACAGGTATAGCTCCATATCTAATTTTACAAGAGTTTAGTAGCTTTCCACAAATATCGGCTCTTTGCCAGTGAGGGCCTTCTTTTGGTATATTATTAAGATTGGCACTATGGGAAGACTTCCATACAGTTTCGCTTGATCTTACATAAGCGTCTTTACCGTAAGAGATTGAAGAAGAGTAATTCGTCCATATATATACTTCTTTCCAAAAAGCAGAAGATGCAGAAGGTGTATTTCCTGTATTTGCAACTATACATAGGTATAACTCAACTTCAGTTGCCGTTCCCGTATGTCCATTTGTACCTGAAGCTATACAAGTAAAAATTGTACCTACAGCATTTGAAGCAGCTCCTAAATTTGTAAATGTAGTATTCCCTGTACTTGTTATAACATAGTTCTTTCCAGTTATAAAAGATCCTGTTGCAATTGCAGAACCTATAAGATTATATGTATAATCGACTTCTGTATAAGCTGTGCTATTATTATAAACTGCGGTACTTCCTAATGCAGTTACTAACACCAAAGGTCTGTCATCGAAATCAAAATAAGCAGTATGTGAGTAGTAATTTCCATCTGTTCCTCTATAGGTATAAGTACTATTTTGTTTCCATGTACAACCTCCGCCGTTTCCCGCATCATGCCCTTGATATTTCCAACTACAAAATTTTCCTACAACGACTCTTCTTGGTAGCTGTACAGTTTCTAAATCAAAAGGAGCTGCTACTTCAAAAGTTACCGATATTCCATCTTCTGCGGAAATTCTATCAATTATATACTCTTGAGTTCTGAACTCTATAGGAGGACTTGCGCTGTTGTTATCAAATAAATATTTTACTAAAGTTTGTCTACGAATGAGTCTTTGACCTATTAAATCATCATTTTTAAAACCTTCTAATTGAGAACTAAATAAAGTACCTATATTTGCAATAGTAACAGAAGGCCGAGCAGAAGCTCCATCTGCGGAAAGCTCCAAACCGTCTATCATAATTGGTAGCGGTTCATAATCTCTTACTGTATGAGGGTTAGCCTTATCTCTAAATCGCACATCTGTTAAATCGGTGTCTAATCCGGGATGAAAATATAAAATAGAACCATTAGGTAATGATATTTGAAATAAGTCTATTAAACCCGAATCTATCTGTTGAGATTGGGAATCTGTTGCTATTACATTGCTCATGCTTCAAAAACTCTCTTTAGTGCTAGTGTTAGACTATAAAAATTATCATACTGATAAAGTGTTGAGTAGCTGGTTGATACAACTTTGACATCTCTTTCTCCTGTACGAGTAGTATTGTTTGTGTCTGGTAAAGTAAGTAAAAACTTATTTACTCCTTTTTGAGTATCCAAGAAAAGAACTATATCATCTATATCAGCCTTTGCTCTTGTATTAAAAGTTAGAGAATAAGTTTCATCTAGTACATTAACACCGTCTGAGATACGTTGTTCGTAGCCATCTCCAAAACTAGCGATTAATACTCTAGGAGTACTGTTTTTTGTCAGGGCTTTGTCAGGTGTCGCTACCAAAGTTCCATCTGTTTGTTTTATACCTATTGTCATTATGCTACTCCATAAGGATTAAGAATTCCACCCGATCTTTTTTGATTTTGTAGTTCAAATTGTACTGCTTTTGCTATTGCTCCACCTAACTTATCCATGTCCGGACCAGTACTTCCTTCTGTTGAAGTCTGTCCATCAGTTGATACATTTACTACTATATTGTTATTTGTTGCTCCGCTATCTTTCATCTCTACTGGAATAGATCTTCCGTTTGGTAAAGGCACTACAGCTTCGGTTCCGTGTAGTACTGCAGGGTATCCAGAAGTAGATCCTCTAGCTATTCCTCCTGTTGCGTACCCTTGCATTGTTTTTCCGTTTGAAAAAACTCCTCCTGTTCTAGCAACGGCCGAGTAATCTGTATAAGCGTGAGGGGCGGCACTTGCGCCTGGAGTTCCTATTGGAGTCGGCATGGGTCCTCCAAAAAAGGACATAAGCATTCTCATAACCATCATCTGTACAATCATTTGAGAAATTTGAGATAATATACTTATTGCCATAGTTGCAAAAGCTTGTTTAGCACTAGCTGTGCCTGTTACTATAGATGTAAAAGCCGAGGAAATGCTGCCAGCTATTCCTTCGAAAAGTTTGGTTTTATTTTCTAAAATTGTTGTGAGCATAGTTTGAGCTTCTATTTCTGCATATAACTGTGCTTTGTGCTCTAGGCTTAGTTCTATGCCTTTTAATTTAGCTTCATTGACCGCTTTATTATAAGCCGTCATAGCCGGGTTTAAAGAGACTTCCGATATTTGTGCTTGCAATAATTCTGTTTGTGCTTTTGTATTAAGTATAAGAATTTCGGCCCTTCTTTTATATACATCTATTTCATTTTCAATTTTTTCTACTCTTGCATCTGCTTGGTCTAATTGTGCTACAGCGTTATTAAAGTTGTCCCCTCTGTCACTACTATTTGCAATAAAATTATCAAAAGCATTATCTTGAGCTGTCAAAGCTTTCTGTCTTTGTTCTTGTAACGCAGCAAGGGTTAAGGTTGAAATTTCCTGGCCCCTAATGTTTCCCAAGGTTCCGGTTCCTCCAGCTTTTGCAAAAGCTATTTGATTTTGTATTTGTAGTAGTTTTTTAGACGTATTTAAATCTTTTTCATTTCTTCTAGAAATTCTTTCTGCTAATTCTAAAAGTAATGTTTCATTTTTTATTCTTTCAACTCCTAAGTCTCTTTTGGACTCTTCAATAGCTATTATTGTTTTTTGTTCTGTAATTTGTGATTTAAGAAGTTCTAATTGATCGGCTTCTTCATCGGATAGTTCTTTTTTTGCATCCAAAACTGCTTTTGAGGATAAAAGAACCTCTTTCTTTACTTCTTCGTCATTTGTGCTTTGTAGTAAAACTTTTTCTTGTAGTTTTAAATTTATAAGTTTTCCTTCTGTTGTCAGCCCTAAAGTTTTTCTTTTATTTAGTTCCGCCGCAGCATCGACTTGGTCTTTAAGTAATTTTACCATTTTTTGTTGCTTCTTTTCTAAATTATCTGCCAATGCTGATGAAGTCTTTGCAGTATTAAGTAATTCATTATAAATCTTTTTTTCTGCTTCTATGTTACTCATCATTTCTGAATATATTTTATCTGGTCCTCTGTGTTGTTGTCTTAAAAATGCCTTTCTTTCATTTTTTGTTATTTCAGGTAGCATGTCATCGGCTGCTTTTTGTGAGCCGGATGCAAGGAGTCTATTGGCAGCGATTAATTCTGTTCCAAAAGGCTTTTTAAAGGTACCTATTAACTTTACCATAGCAGCATTTGCAGCATTTGCTTTTGCAGGTAGTTGTTCTAAATTAATTCTTGTTTGTTGCAAACCGTTACTATATTCTATTAGACTCGTTTTTGCCTCTCCTGTTATTGTTGTTCCATCTACTAATGCAAATACTAAACTTCCAAACTTAGTATCTAAAACGGCGGCTTCATTTGCTAAAGCTAAAATATTATTATAGGCATCTGTATAGCCTTCTGAACTCTTATCTATTGTAGCCATTCTGTTTACATCTTTTATTAATTGAATAGTATCCATACTTCCTGCAGCATTTCCTTTTGCAACCATTCGCTCTTGAATGGATATAAGGGAATAATCTTCTAAAGCGTTATTTGTACGCTCTATCT